GCCGCCAGGCCGGCCCGAGCCGCCCAGGATCATGTCCATGCGATCCGATTCCATTTGCTGCGCCTTCTTGGCTTCCCCTTGCTGGCTGAAGAAGTTGAGCAGGGCCATCCCGATTGCCCGGCCGCCCCCTCTATTCTGAGGAACCTGATAGGATGTGCTTGGAGCGTATGGCATAAGATGGGTGTCGTTACAGCGATTTCGAGTGCAAATGCGGGTACTGGGGTGCCCGGCGCCGATAATAATCTTGTTGCATGGACCGGATTCCTTTGGCCGCTTTCGGATCGGCGTAAATCCGCTGGTGCATGGCCGCCAGGCCGGGCGCGTCTTCCAGATGCGGCCCGATCAAGTCAATGTAAGTGGCGCATTGCAGATGCTCGAACCGGTCGCATATCTCGTTGGAGAATCGACTGCCGCCAATGGCGTGATAGAGTCCGGCGGCGGTGTCGTAGAACAAGATGCCATCCGGGGTGGGCACGTACGTTTGATGCACCAGCACTCGCGCCACTTCGACCGCCGGAGCGCACGGATATTGCGAATAGTAGGCGCGCACGGCGTCGCGCACGGCGACGGGATCGACCCGTAGCAGCGCGGTATGCAGTCGATCGACGTGAATTGTGCGGGTGTACTCCTCGATGAACGTGGGCTGATATTCTCCAGCCAGGCGCGGAAGATTCAAACCCTCCATGCTGGCAAAGAACACCATGTCCGTGTCGCAAATCCAGAACGGTTCGTGCGCCACCTCGATGAACCGCGCCAGCCAACGATCCTGTTGTGTCAGAGCCATCCCGGTTTCAAGCCGGGCATTCGCCTGACGACAACACTCGGCCAAGACCCGATTCGATTCAGGGTTGCCACCGTTGCATTGCACCGTCACGGCGGCGGTCGGAAACCCGGTTCGCAGCGTTTTGAATACCAAGGTGGCCGCCGGGATCAATTCCGGCTTGCGCACGGTGGCCAGGATGTAAACGCGCTCTTTCACAAGAGACTGCAGATGAGTTTGCCGAACATTTCGGCATCGTTGCGGTTTAGATACACCTGGCCGGTGTCCCGCACCGCCCGGATGCACGCCTTGGCGTGTGCCCGACTGCACCGATCGTCTTCGGGTTGTCGTTGCAAGGGCACCCCGCACGTTCGGCACAAGATTTTGGCTCCCGGCAATGGTTCGCCGCCCGATTCGGGCTCGGACCACATCAGAATGGTTTCGAGATGGTTCGCCTCGCGGGGCCCGGCAACAAATTCTTTGATGGCGCCGCGGTGCAGCAGTTCAACCAGACTCAAGATACTGGCCAAGGCATCTACATAAATTTGACTGGCCTTCAGGATCATATCGGTTTGCCGTGGGCATCGTGATGTTTCCAGTGACACACACTGCGCATTTCAGGTGACATCCGGCGCAGATGCTCGTAGCCGCCGCAGATATAGGCCACGGCCAGAGCCACCTCGGAGCCGACGTGCCGCCAGTGATCGGCCCAATCCCGTTTCCAGTGTGTGTCGGATCTCTCGAACGCGACGACATCGGCATAGGCACTGGTGACCAGCACAATGACCAGTTGTAACCGGGTCGCATGACGGATAAAGAACGGGTGGGTGTACAGTTCCGAGGCTCCCGCGAAAATCCTCAAGAGATGCTCGACCCGATCCGGCGGGGAGACTTCGCCATCCACCTGATCGTCGATCGCGTGGATGAACGATCGCCATTGGTCCAGCCACTCGGCGGCCTCACGGTCAGCACCACACCAATCCAATAACTCTTTGCTCTGCATCGTCAGTAATCGTCGGGTCCGGGCACCATGCTCATGCCGAAGTTGGACATGGCGGCCGCTGAAGACGCTTCGGCATTGAAATTCGTATTCTCCACGTCCTGGGCCTCTTTGTTCCATGGGTTGATCAACCCTGGTCCGACCGGTTTTGCCATCCCAGATCCCATCACGGCGTTGCGCGTGTTCAGAGCCGGTTGGGTCCGGTACATGTTCTCGGCCTCCATGGCCTGTTGCGCGAATTGCCGGCGTTGTCCAGCCCGTTCGTTGGCGGCCAGTCCGAGGTTGGCGTAGGCGGCGTAAGCATCGCGCGGTTGCGGGCCGAAACTGGCCAAGGCTGGGTTGGCCATGCTCGCCTGAGTCAACTCGCGCACCTCGCCTGGGGCAAGGCGATAAGGATCCGCTAGTTCGCTCTGGGCCTGGTTGCTGAGCATGTTGAGGAGTCCATATTGGTTTGGACTCCACTGTTCCATGTTCGCCAAAGTGTCCCGGCCCGCCCGGTTGCCCAATTTCATGGCGCCTGGACCGCCATACCCGAAGAGTTGAGCCTGCGTTTCCCGGTTCCCGATGTTGGCCCAATTAGGACGCCATTGCGATTCCAGCGCTGCCCATGGACCTTGCAATGCCCCTTGTGCCGCCAGCCCCTCGTAACCTTCCCCGAGGTATTCCCGCTCGTACGGTTTATTTGAAAGCAATGCCATAGTGTTATCTTATGGATTAGGACATTAGATCGTGTAACCGGTGATTTCCATCTGGTAGCTGCCAGTGCCGCCAGCCACGCCTTTCCATTGCAGGTTCCGCAGGTTTGGCGCTATCGCCAACATAGGCACCTCGAAGTTTGACCCGGCACGGGTTGCTGGACTGCCGAGGGCCAAGCCCGAATCCGCCATCTGGATATTGTTCTCGCCTACCGTGATACTATTATTGCACGCAGCGCCGCCCGTATCGCAAGCACTGATGCGAACCGAACAGGGTTGGTTGTTCGTCACCCCAATGTAACCACGGACGGATCGTGCGATGGTCGGCACGGCATCTTGGAAGTTAGCCAGGCCGTTGGCGGTGGCATCCAAAACCGTGTAAGTGGTTGGAGCGGTTTGGGCCAAACTCCACACATCTTCGCTCACCTGCCAAACATCCCTATCCCGCTGGTAAAATGGTCGCCAAGAAGTGCCGGTGCAAAAGTAGGCGCCCACCAGAGCCTTAAACGTGTAGCCGGCGGGTAATGTGGGGGCCGTCTCGCTGAGACTCACCAATCCCGCGTGCACCGTTCCAGTGCTGATGACCCACAGAAACCACCAACCAGTGGTGAACGAACCGGCGTCCCGGCCATTCGCCCCGGTGTTGCCAGCATCGACGCTGACGGCCACGTTGTTGGCCTGGCAACGCGCGCCATTCGCATCGGTTAAAACCACGAGTCCGACGCTCAGGTTGAAATCGTCGTAGGTCGGGTCGCTGCAATAGGCGCGAAGGTTCACCACCAGATTTGGAGGCAACATCATGTCGCTGCGCGTGACACTAACGATCTTAAATTGCGTGCCGTCGTAGATTACGATAACGATGGTTCCCGCCGCCAATTCAGCCTTCCCGAGTTCGGTTCCGTCTAGCTTGTATAAGTTTTTGGCCCCACCAAAACCCGCGTTTAGATCCACGGCCCCGCTTAGTCCGTCGGCCGCGACATTGGCCGCATCGGTCTTGAATGTGATGAGAAGACCGGAGGCGAGGGACGCCGGCCCCAGATCGGTCCCCCAGGTGAGCGTGTAAACGCCCGCCGCCAGCGTGCAGGTGGCCGCGTAGAAGTGCGGGCCGGCCTTCGTCTTGGCCGATGTTACCGCGCCGGCTTCAAGATTCGCCGTGGCAAGGGTGCCATCTACCGAGAAACCGCTTTTAGCCAGGCGATTGAGTTTGGAGACGGTCAATCGCTCGGCGTTGCCTAGTTGAATGTCGGGTGTGGGGGTGACGGTGAGAGCCATATCAATTCCTTGCAGTTCGACCTTCCACGGGCGCCGACCCCAGTTCCACGGCCAAAATACGCACCCGACCCACGGTGTTCTCGATGACCAGTTGACCGGTGCGCCAACGGTCGGGGCCGGCCATTAATGCGCGCAATTGCACTTCCTGATGCAGGTCCAGCCGAATCCCGGCGTCGCCTAGTTCGAGTTCGCTAACGCCATCCGGGCCGAATTGCACGCTGTAATCTTCCCGGCTCGGATCCATGAAATCTCCGGCGGAGTTGATTCCGTCGAACGCGGGGCGATTGGCCGGCTTCAACCAACGGGTGCGATCCGGCGCGTAGCTGGTGACCTGATGCACGTCCTCGACCCGACCGGTCTCGAATTCGATCGTGAGGTTGCTCGCCCAAGTCTGCACGTCGATGGATACCAACAGACCGGTCTGGATTTGTCCTTGCGCATGGTAGGCTCGCGTTCGGATGTAGGTCGTAATCTCGTGTGTGCCGCGTTCCTTGAACACCGCCGCCGTCGAGGTATTGATGATCGGAGGCGGAATCATACCTTGTAGAACCTCACGCCATCGGTCAATGGATAGACCACCGTGCCGGGTGCCGTCCAAAAGCCGGGCGCACCCGCAACGCAAAAGCCACCCGCGCCCACGCCGTCCAAGTACAAATTCCGGGCCGCCAATGATGTCTGCTCGGGATGTGTGACGAGCGGCAATATCCATTTCGTGGCGGTATTGACCGGCGGACTACCGGCATTGTCCACGGTGACCACCGTGCCACCGTTCACCCGGATTTGGCCGCCCTTGGTGAACGGAGCCACCACTACCAAGTCGGTGTAAGGCACCGGCGCGGCATCCTCGTAATCCTGTTCGAGTTGCGCAATCCACCCGGCGCTGGTGATGGCTAGCAGTTCATCCCGATTGAGCACCGGCAGAGTAATGAGCCGCCGGAAAGACAGTCCGGGATAGTCATCGTAGCCCGACCATGCCCCGTTCTGGAAATCGTAGACCAGCACGGCGTTGTTCACCCCGCGCGCCTGGATCTCGCGGAGCGATAGACTGAAGGTGTCAATGTAGGTTATCGCTAAACTCGCGCCTTGCGCCGTGAAATCGCTCGGTTTCACGATCGTTTCGGTGCCGTTGACAGCCTCGACGATGGACGAGGCTGGCACGTAGCGATAGGCATGACCCGCCTGTAGGGGAAGCGCGGAATCGGCGCCGCCGAGCTGGTCCCAGGCCGCCGGCGCAATCTCCGGGCCAAGCAACTCCGCTGCGTCCAGCGGCACAACCAAGTAAAAGCGACGGTTCCAATAGACACCCGTACAGATACCGGCATGGTGGGAATTGATGCGGTCAAATACGGGTTTCATCGGTTCCCCCACGACAACCGGTACAGCTTCCCCAGCCTCGTTCTTCGCCATCTTGAGTTGGACGCTGCCGAACTCGCCCAACTCGGTGTGGACCAGACTGCGCAGGCCGTCCTGGCTTAAAAACCATATTTCATTGCCCACATCCACCACACTTTCCGGCGCTAGACACCCGAATGCCTGCGTGAGCGTGTCGCCCTGAACGCTGGCCAGGTTGCCATAAACACCGTACAGGACGTGAACACTGTGCGACTTGAAGATGACGAGCGTGCTGCGGCCTACTTTGGCAAGGGTCACGATCCGATCCGCGCTGCCGGGGTTGATGTAGAACTCCTGCGTGATCGCCTGGTAACTGGTCGGGTCGTTGAAATCCGAATAGGCAATCGTATCGTCGTCCTTCGGAATCCAGAGTCGCCCCTGGAAATACAGACTACGTTCCGCTCGCGGCATGGCCTGGGTGCCTGTCAGCGGATCGGGCACCGGCAGAAAATCCCAACTGCCGGTGATGCTCTGCAGCCAAAGCGGATCGGCGGCAAATCCGCGGTGACAGATCAAGCGGCTGCCCGCCTGAGTAAAAGTCACGGTCTCCCCGAGAATCAGGCCGTCGGGCAACGTCATGGCCACCGGCGCATTGTAGGGATGCACCGAGTAAATGGTGCCTTGCGCGGCGATGATCAAATAATCTAGTTTCGTGTTGGGATCGTTAAACACGCCGATGCCCTGGATGCTCGACCAAGGATCGGGATCGTAGGTCAGTCCCGGCGTGAATTTCTGTGCCCAGGTCGGGAAGATGCACCCCAGCCGGGTCTCGACGATTCCCTGGTTGAAACGGCAATTGCGGGCTTCAGCCACGTAACCGGGCGGCAACAACCGCGGATCCAGCCGCATGTTCACCCCGACGAACCCGCGATCTATGCCCACCGGTGTCATGATCAGAGTTTATGGACTTTTCCCAACCGCTTAGGCAACGCCTTGGCCGCTCCCGCCGCGACCAGACTCCGCGTTCGTGCCGTTTCGGATTTGGCCAAACCTCGCGCAAATCCATCACGAATGGCTCCGGCGATCTGTTGGACGGCTTGTTTGCTCGTGATTTGGTAGTTGACCCCCGCAGCCAGGTTCCAGACCAGCAAGGCGCCCTGGATATACAACTCCCCGTTGTCGCCCCAGCCAGCCTGACCGAGGCCGACATTCGCCAGGATGGCGGTCAAGGTCGCCGCGTCGAGCGGCACGCCGTTGGTTTTGCCCGTTTCCAGCCATGCGGTCAGGCCGGCTGTCGCGCTCTCGAACTGCGGTCGTTTCTCGGGATACTGGACCACGGCCCACTCGGCCGCCAAACCGCTCAAGTTCGATGCGGCGGTGAGCATGGCGGATCCGAATGGAGTCGCGCAGCCGAACAGCAGCACGGGCACGAGGAGAGAGATGAGTTTACGTTTCATGGTGTTTTGTTGGTCGGTGTCTGTTGGACCGACCCAGACTGGCCGACTTCCGGCTGGGCGGTTCCTTTCCCATTCTGTTTTGCGACCAGCCACCTTGAAAGAGACTGATCGAGGAAACTCAAAATTTGCGTGAACATGGCCGCGCCGATGCCGATAGCCAGTTTGAACCAGTCGAATCGTTGCCAGGTCGCCACATCGTCCGCCGTATAATCGGCCACCCCGATCTGTGTGCAGATGAAGAACATCGCAACCATGTAGATGGACAACTTCAGATAGGGATTCATGGCTTATCCTTCATGTGTTCCTGCAACAGGACTTCGATTTTGGTGAGTCGAAACAGAAGTTGTTCGCGGATCACCGCGGCTTCCCGGTCGGTCAACTCCTGTCTGGATTCGATCTTGGTCACTCGTTCCGGGAGACCCGCGAAGCTGCGCAGATTCCACAATTGCGTGAGAATTACGGCGACACAGGTCATCCACAAGGCAATCAATTGTGTTCCGTTCCTGACCTGTATGCGTTCAACCATAATTACTTTCCCCGGATCGTCCCCGTGCGCAGTCCACTAATGACACGTAGATGGCGCGGCGCCGAGATGCCAGCGCCTTCATAGGCGCCCAAGTCCGGGGTTGCGTCCCGCGCCACTCCCAGGATGTCCGTGGGCACCAACACGCGGATGTCCGCCCCCCGGTTGATGGCCCAAGCGGTGTTTGTGAGCGCGTAGTTGTGGGTGTTGGTATAGACGAAGAACGCATTGCTCGAAACGGTGTTGGCTGTCGCGCTGGGACCGATATTGTTCGTGACATAGGCGGTCACCGAACCTTCGATCAAAACAGCGGATGCCGTCGGAGTGACAATCGTGTTGTGGTATATGTGGCGTTTATATCCGGTGTCGGCTGTGCCGGTTAGGATTCCATATTCCCCAGACGCGATTCCGTAAACGACGTTGTTGTAGACCGAGCAGCCTGTTCCGGCCAGAATGCCTCCGTTTCCAGCGCCTGGGTAGAACACAATGTTGTTTCGGACAATATGCGCCGGATTAAAGGCCAGATTGGACAGATTATCCACTTCGATCGAGCGGGCCTTGGTCGCCGACTGGGTGTTGTTAGTTCCGATGCGGTTGTATTCCACGATGCAACTATATGTTCCCTCCTTCAACTCAACTCCCTCGCTATAGGTGTTATGGATATAGTTGGATCGGATGACGATGTTGTGCGTGTGATCCTCCCCGCTGCTGGCGGCGGTCCCCACATAAACGCCTTCCCCGTTGAATCCGGCCAGTCCAGTCACCACGATTTCGGAATCCACGATCAGGCAGTCCACGCTTTCCTCCTTGAAGTGGATTGCCTCGGCGTCCATGTAACGCACGAGAAGATTTGAGCAGACGATGTTGGAACAGGATTCCATCACCACAACCCCGTTTTGCAGATTGGAGAGGATGATGTCCGAAAACCACATATTGCTGCATGCGACGATGCCTATCGAGCCCGAGCCCGAGCCATAAAACATCGTCGTCTCTCCCGGATAACCCATTATTTTCGTGTATCCCGAGGCCGCGCGATTGAAATTAACCATGTCTGGATTGTCGGCACTTATGTCATAGGCTCCGCCGCGAAAATAGAGGGTGCTTCCGAGGTTGGTCTTCATCCGGTCCACGGCGTATTGTGGATCCCGCCAAGGCGCGCCGATTGTGCCATGATTGCCGTCGTTGCCGGTCAGCGAACAGAAGTAAGTAGAGATGCCCGCTATGGTGGTAAACGTGAAATCGGCACTGTTCGTTCCATTGCCGCTGGCATCCATGCTCCAGACCTTGAAATGGTACAGAGTGGACGCGGAAAGGTTTATCGCCGTCAAGGAATGTGACGATTGCATTGACGCATTCGTAGCGGTGCTGCCATAGCTGGACGTAGGCCCCCATGCGATACCGCTGCTTGACGCTTCGTCCGTCGTCCACGTAATTACGCAAGTCGAACTCGCGGCATTGCTGGCTATATCGGAAATCACGGGCGGATTGGTGTCGGGGTTTGAACCTTCACCCCGCATGGGATGAGGGTAGGCCAGTGGAGTATAATTGGGTTTCTGGGTGTTGTCGTAAAACTCGCGGTTGACTTTCAGGTAATCGGCGATGTACGCGCTGCCGTTCCAATCCGTCAGGTAGGTCGTCGGGGATGTGTCACCCTTTTCGTTGTTGCCCCATTGATAGACCGGCTCCCTCTGCTGATATTCATTGGTGGTGCACCCCGAGGCGCAAGTGGGATCGTTTCCCGGAGTGTTGGGAAACGAGCCGAACCCATGCTGTCCGCGTAGAGGGTAGCCTATTGGGAAACCCTGGCCGGGATAGCTTAGGTAATAGTTTCCGTCGGTGGAGCGTCCCGGATCTCCCCCATAATCGGGATTTGCCCGGTAAAGAGCCAGTTCAAGAATCCCGCCGTAGCTTGACCCAACCGCCGTGCTGTTGCTCCAACATACTCCGGTGCCTCCGCGGAATTTGATGGCGGATCCGGTCCAGACGGACCCGTAAAACTTGTTCATGTAGAACTCCCATAAACGGGGCGAGCGCGAGCTGGAATCCTCCCCGTGCGAACCGGCGTTGGTATTGGTGACGCAGTTGTATCGGAAGGCGACTTTGGTTCCGGGATACATGTCTATCGAGCTGTCCGCGGCATAGTCGTACCCGAATCCGCAATCCTCAACCACCAGGCAATTCGTTGTTCCGTAGGGTTGTGGATAATTCCAGTTGGTGATGCTCAAAGTCCCGCCGGTATCCGGCGAGATGCCCTGACTGTTTTGCCCGTGGTTCACGAAGACGCAGTTGTCGATCAATCCATACGTGTCCGCGATGAAGATATACCGGTACCCGTTGTTGTTTACGGTCCCCAAAAATTTACAATGATGAATCCTGAAATTGACTTCGTTAAGGCCCGCGCAATAAACCGTTCCCTGGGACTCAGGAAATGAAATCGGGCGAAATTCCACGTCATGCAGGCTGGCGAACGTCGTGGCGGTGCTGGCCAGGTAAAACAGGCTCTCTCCCGTAACGTCGCAGGTGATGATGGTCACGCCAACGCCCCCGCCGCCCACGTCGATATTCTTGCCGTTGCAATCGACCGATGTGGTCCAGGTCGCGCTCCCGTTGGTGATGCGGACGCTATCGCCATTGACCGCGAGATCAATCGCGGCCTGAACATCGGCGCGGGAACAGGTGGCCGACCAATGCGTGTCGGCCCGAACTTGTCCGACGGCAAGACAGGCGAGGGCGATCCGTATAATCTTCATGGCCGTTTGACCCCCACGCCGATTAGCGACGGACGGAAGGCGGTTGCATTGGTCCAGACCATAACGGTGGATGTTGCGACGCCCGGTTTCATGCTCATTTGCAGCGCGCTTAAGTTGGCTCCGGCATTGGTCCAGCACTGCGCCGTGGCGCCCATGGCGGTGAAATAACATACGTCGGCGGGAGAGCCAACGGCCTGCCCGAATACGTCGATGGCGGTCTGGGTCGTATCGGTGCCGGCCACGGTGACAGCCAGACTGTTGGCGGCCGAGTCGAGCGCGTTAATGGATGCCGTGCCAAAGGGGGTTGTCTGGTGGGCATTCGTGATATAGAGCACGCCCATGCACGCCTCATCGACACTGCCACTAAACGTGACTACGCAGTTGTTAGCGCCCGTTGCGGGAGCGATGCGGTAGTACATGGCGCATTTCCCACCGGTATCGTAGTAATTCGTCTGGCTATAGAGCGTGAGCGCATCTCCAGCGTATGTGACCGAGGAGATCGTTGCCGCGCTCAGATAGACATTGATTCCCACCACGATCACGCGATTCACCCCACCCCCGGTGATGGATTTCGTGAGAGAGGACACCGAGGCGCCCGAGTGCGAATCCGCAATCAGGACTGATGGCGAACCACCACCAGCGGCCGCTTGTGCCGCTTGTTGCGTCAACGTCCCGGCGTTGACCGTGCCGACGTTCATGGTCTGCGCCGAAAGAAACGGCGGAAACAGCAGGATGAGAAATAGACTCTTCATGGGCAGGCCCTTTGGATTTCGACGGCTATGCCACCCCAGGCTTGCGCGCCGTCTGTGATGCTCGGTGTGTTGTCCGTCGTTTCCCCCGCATATATATTGCACTGGCCGGTGGCCGTCGTATTGAATCCGTTTTGAATATCCTGTGTCCAGCCGCTGTCGATGCTGGTCGCTCCGTATCCGTTCACGTTGTTGATGAACGCGCAATAGACCGCGTTGGTCGAACCGTTCAACGCGGCCAGAGTAACGCTCGGATTGGCGGTGTTATTGGTGATCATCGCGCTTTGCACAATGGCACCGCTGCCCCATGTTCCGGTCGTGAGCGTGTTGGTCAGGTAGACCCCGCGCATATTGCAGCCCCATTGAGTTTGTGAGGCGAAACTGGCCACCACGGCGGTCGCCGTCGGGGTGTTGTTCGTCATACTCCGAAACAAGCTGATCCGATACAAGCCCCAGTTGGTCGTCGCGACCATCACCCAGGTCGTACCGTGCCCCGTGAGCGTCGGGATGTTCGGTGCGGTCCCCTCGCCATGCGCAACGCTGACGAGCATAAGACTGTTGGCTGTCGGGGTGTTGCTGGTCGCAATCGTGTAAGTCGTGGCGCCCGTGGTCGTGTTCGTCTGGCCAATGCCGGTGATTCCCACGGAACAGACGGCGGCGGGCGCATCGGCATACAACGCGGAGATGAAGGCAGGATTGATTAGCCCAGCGGGTTGCCCGGACACCATGCCGGAGAAGAAAAGCACGGGGATAAATCGCATCATGGCACCGTGACGTTGTTCGTGGCGTAACTGGCGAAAACATTTGTGCTGCGGTCACAAAACATGGAGACCATGACCGCGCGGTTGCTGCGCACATTGAAATCGTAGTTGCCGTTGGTGGGTGCCGGACCCAACCACGAGATTTTGCCGCCGGTCCACAGGAAGGACACGGTAAAGAACTCATTGCTGGGATTCGCGGAGCGGTTCCCGTAGATGACGCTGTACTGGTTTACTCCCGCCACCAGGTTGGTCAGTTGGAAGACCATGTTCGTCTTCAACCCGGTATCGTTCGTCATCTGCTTCCAGGATCCTAGGGTGAAGTCCCATTGGTTCGTGACCGGGCCGGGAACGGCTTGGTTCGTCGAGCCGCTGTAAATCGAGCCGATGAACCGCTGTGTGTTTGTCACCACCTGATAACCGACGTTGTTCGTTGCGGCATTGACCTCGTTGGTGACATTAATGACGGGCGTGTTTACAACGGAGATCGAGAGATTGGTTCTGACTACCAGATTGTCCATCGTCACTAATCCGTTGGTCGTCATCGTCAGCAGCGACGGCCTGTTAGTAGTCCCGATCTGGATTACGTTCGCAACCGAATTGTCGGAGGCCGCGTGCAAAGATGCCTGTGCGTTATTGGTGCCGATTCCGATGCGGCCCGATCGTATATTGACGAATCCGGCATCGCCTCCGCCTGTGTTGGTATTCCACCATCCATTGGCGTCGGTTGTGGTGTAATTCGTTCCCGCAACGGTTCCCCAGGAATTCAAGTTAGTGGCATGGGCGCTTCCTGAGACAATCAGATTACTGACCCGCAGAACCAGGTTGGACCCAATGACGACTTCAGGGTATCCGTTGCTGTTCCGCCACTCGAAAAGGTTGGTACCTAGGCCGGGCGTTTTGAAGACGATGAGACCGGGTCCAATATTGTTCGACGGATAGAACCAACCGTTCGTGAGTTGGGCGGCGCTCTTGATGGACAGCAGTGGGGCGGGCGCGAATTGGTTCGCGTTCGTGGTCAGTCCCCCTCCGCCCCCAGTCGGCATCCCCACCCAAGCGAGGTTGCCTCCCGCCCCGTTGGTGGACATCAGAATTGTCCCCACCGCGCCCGTGGCGAGACAGGTGAAATTGGTGTTCGTGGTGGAGAAGTAAGTTACTCCAGGAGTGGCGCTGGAAAGGGCCAGAGTGGTTGCCTCAAGCGTTGTTACGCTGTTGGTGCCAACGACGGTCAGGTTGGTCCACACCACAAGATTCGGAAGCCAGATTGTCCCCGCCGCATTGCTCATGGTGCTGTTCGTGAGCCCGGCAAAAGCGCCTCCCAAATTGAATTGGAGCATGTAGTTTCCGCCGCCGGGAGTGCCCGATCCTCCGCCACCGACAGCCACCCAACTGAGAGTGCCGCTACCGTTGTTTGTCAGAACTCCCGCTCCGTCCGCCAACGCCGATAGTGTGGTCAACGTAGCGTCGGTCGGTTGCTTTCCGTTGAACGTGTTCCAGTCCGTGCTTGATAGTAACCCTCGCAGTGTGGTTGTCGCGTTCGTCTCCAGGAACTTCGTCACGGAATTGGTAATGTCTTCCTTGGTCGCGCCCCCTCCCGCGCCGATGCGGGAGTTCACCCAGTTTGTCCCAGCCAAATGCCGGTAGAACGTGCTTCCCGGCGCGTTGCCGTCCAGTAACACCGTCAGGTTGTCCGTCGGCGCGTTTGTGGGCAACTGACAAGCGATGGCGGTGAGCAACACGTTGCTATAGGTCACCCCTGACATGTAGATATTCGTCTGATAACAATTGGTCACGTTGTAAAACGTATTGTGACCCAGGCGCATATTGTTCAGGTTCGTTCCCAGATTGACAGCGAAAGCCGCGTTCTTTGGGTCTCCCACAACGTTCAATCGGCCATCGAAGACGTTATCCTTAACCTCGACGTTCTCGTAGTATGGACACAGTTTGAAACCTAGCGCGTATTGGCTGTTCCACATCGTGTCCCAACCACTGAACACGTTTCCGATGATCCGCGCATCGTATGGTACTCCGCTCCAGAGAATGCCGTAGTGGCCGGCGTTGACAAACTCGTTGTTGAGGATTTCCGTATGTACGTTGGTGACGGCCCAGGACGGAGTGGCATCTATGTTTTGCTCGAAGGTCAGAACGCAATTCCGTTGGTTCTCGCAATGGTTGAACGCAAACACGAGGTTTGTTGCAATTCGCCTGCCGCTGTCGGTGACGTGCGAAAAGGCCCGATAACCCCCCATCAACCGGTTGAATTCGATCCGCGTGTTGTCCACGGGCGCCGGAAATATCAGCAACGGAAACTGCGCCGGTATCATGTAGGGCGAGACGAACGCGGTGAAATTGTTCGTGCTTCGTGTGATCTCGTTTTCAAAGAAGGACGCGCCCGAGAATGTCAGACCGGGCATCCAGATGCCGTAGTAATTGGGTTCCTCGATCACGTTCCTCTCGGCGCTCGCTATCGGGGCCGGGTCGGCTGTCGCCCCGAGGAATCGGACGCCGTTCAGGCATCGGCGCATGAAGTTGTCGCGAATCTTCCAGCCTCCGTCCGCCCAGATGGCGCCGCCGCCGCGGTCCGGGAAACTCGTGGTGCTCATGCCGCAATTCTCGAACAGGCACTTCTCCACAAGGATGCCGTTGGTCGAACTCCACGCCGCCCCCCAGGTGGCCAGAATGCCCCAACCCCAGAGGTCGATGAAGCGACAATCCCGAATGGTGACGTTGGTGACGTGACACAGGTTGATTGCGCCGAACGGCACCCCGGCTGTCTGGCAGGCATTCGAAATAGTCACATAGTTCGCGTCGTTTTTCACGCTTCGGAAAGTCAATCCTTCAATCGTGACGTTCTGGGCCGAACGCAGGTTTATCAAAGTCGCGCCGGTTGGATAATACAGTTCCGGGTATCCGATGCCTTTGATGGTGATCGTGTCGGCGGGATACAGGGTATGCGTGCCCGCCTCCGATCCGGCGGGAGTAAAGATGGTGGAATGGTTGTTGTAATACTTGCCAGGAGCGATTAAGACCGTCTCACCATAACTTACGGACGCCAAGGCATTCGACAGGGAGTACGGTTTGTCCAATCGGCCTTTGACTCCATTCCCTGTCGCGTTGGTTGTGACGTAGAGAATGCTTCCGTTCGTGACCACGGCAAACCCAGCCGCCGTCAGGTTGCTTAGCGTCATACTGTCGCCGGAATATTGGTCGCCGCCGCTTCCTACTCCGGGCCACACGGTCTTGCGGTCCCCGCCCAGGGTGATGCCGCCGGAAACGACAACCTCGACGGGCGCGTTGGTCAGGGACGCTCCGCCGAACCCGCGATAATCAACCAGCGTGCCCGCTGGAAAATTGTGTTCCGCGGTTCCGAACGGGAGGTTGTTATCTATCATGCGGATCTTGGATCCGTATGCCTCGATTCCTCCAAAGGTTTCAAATTTGAATGCGTAGGCGTTTGCGGGCGAGTTCAGACTGCTGTTCATGGCAAAGGTGTCGTTAGTCAGTCCCGCGAAATTGGCATAGATGGTTGAATCCCAGGCGGCGGCCGGCACCGGTGATTGCCGAAACTTGTTACCCACGAAATCGGAATTGATGACCACCGTGAATCCAGAGGAAGCTCCGAACACGAAACCGCCGCGTGTCTGCGCCAGAAACACGTTGTCGTAGACCAGCGCGCTATCGGTCCAACCCTCGAAATGGAGTCCATCCAGACCGCGATTGACTGTATTTCCGATGATAACTACATTCGTGTTGCCCGAGACCAGCTCGATCCCGAGTTTGCAGTTTTCGACGATGTTGCCGATTATCACCGATCGGTTCGCTCCCCGAACGACAAAGCCTGAAACCCGGTCGCTCTGCACCCACCCGGTTGTATCGCCTACCCAAACCGAATTCCCTTGAAACACGGTGGCGCAGCGATCCACCTGAAACCCGGCGCCGCGGGGATTCACCGCTTCGCAACCGATGACAAGGGCCGCGGGCAGATCCTTGGCGGACGAGTAGGGATAAACCTCAACGGCCACACAGGCGTCAACCACCCTGCAATTTTGAGCCCGCCAGCCGGCGCCAATGACGAATCCAGCCCCGTCCCACCAACCGTTCGCATTCCATAGGCCCATCTTTTCCGCGGTACAATCCACCACCGAACAGTTGTTTGTCGTCTCGAAGGTGGCGGTTCCGGCGGGATCGACCAGCAACCCGTGATCGTAACTTCCGAACAAATTGATCCGACGCAGATGAATCGAGTCCGAATCGCTTACGGAAATCAGCCCGAAAATGCCCACGTTCACCACTAGATTGCTCGCCGCGCGCCAGTTGGGGGCGTTGGAGGCGGACGCCTTGTCGTTCACGATCGAGAACCCTGTAAACAGAATGTTGCTGCACTGGTGCACTTTGATTCCACTGAGAATGTTCGTCCCAGTGATGGTCGCGACGTTCTGACCGTCGATGACCAGATTATTTCGGGCGATTATGTTGACGTTGGCCATCCCTTGAGCGCCGGGGTTTTGATGATACGAGCCGTACAGTGGATAGGCTCCAGGTTGCAGTAACACTCGGCTGCCGTCAGGCGCGTTACTGATGGCTGCTCCGATGGACCGGTACGGAAACATCATCGTGCCGGCCCATAGATCGTTGCCGTTGGTTGCAACGTACACTGTATGCGCGATGTTCGTCGCCCACTCGTTCGTTAGACTTCCACCGCCAGTCCCGCCCGTGGGCGGTTTGTTCGTCCACCGAGCCCCGGTGGCGTCCCAGGTGAGGACATCCGCCGCCGCCGGGTCGAGGTATCCCACATCGGTTAGATTGGTCAACTTCGGGATATTAGTGAACAGTGTGCTGCCCAGGCCGACCAGGTTGCTCAACACCTGCGAGTTCATTGAAAACTGGACCTGCGTGGCTTTGATAGCCGCGTTCGACATTGTGCCGCCCGTAACGAAGGCGTTCGTTATTACGGCGTTCGTGAGGCCCGCCCCGGATTTTATGACCACGTTCGAGCCCGTAACGGAAAACTGGTCCGTGCCGAATCCGTAAGCGTTGGTCTGCGAGATGCCCAGGGAATTGATCGCCCCGACCGCCGTCGTGTTCGTCAGGAACTTGCGCGTATAAGGTGTGGTGCTGACCGGTGGCGTCACCACAGCTCCCGGGGCTGTCCACGCGCTTAGAAGGGCCAAGGCCGCCCCCAGGCCGCATTTCGTAGTCCGAATTCTCCATTTCATGGTTTACCTCGCAGTGTAACTGACGATGAACAGGCCCGCTCCGGCACCGACGGCGGTATACGTCAGCAAGGTACTGCTGGCTGCCACCACAATGCCTGTGTTCATGGGCAGTCGGTTGAACGATAGTCCGGCGGTGGTCCCGTTGGGCACAATCTGGCCGCCCAGTGGCACCTCGCCCCCGGCTAAAGCGGTCGCCCGATCGAACACCAGCAAGTAGACATCCGCCCCGGACCCGTTGGCGAAAATCGCGTCTCCCAGATAGGCGGTCCCGGCGTAAGCGATTCGCGTGGATTCGGCCGCGGTACTGGTGGATTTTGTGTCCGGGCCGGCCATATTGACATTTCGATAGCCTGACATAATCAGTAGGTTTTTATGGATGGAGGTGCGGTTTGCGCGGATTGCCGGTAGAGCTTGTCCGCTTCGAGCGCCAGGTAATGTTCGGCCATCTCCCGGGCTACAGTGCGTTGTTGCGCCTGGTCTTCCGGCTTGAGCAGCCAGGCGTAGGCTTCCCAGATCAGGAAACCCTTGAACATGCGCGGGATTTCCACCAACACCCAATGTCCGGTGTCGGTGGGATCGTCCCCGGCAGTGGTGGTGGCAATGCAATCATACAGGTTCCCGCGCCCGTTGGTCGGCGTGAACCACACCTGATGGCCCACGGCATATACCACCGTATCGTCGTAGACTTCGCCGACGAGTTCCGGGCGACGCGCCCGAAACTCGATCCAACAATCGGTCACTGCATCGCGCACTTGGACGCCGTTGGATGATAATCCCCAGTCCAGTGCGTCGTAATTCGTGGTCGCCAAGGGGTTGTCCGTCTTCACGTCGAACACATCGCCTATGGGCGTGGCGCCGGCCAGATTCCATGGCACATAACGGTCCAGTGGAGTCAGTACACCCCAGAAATCGGTGTCGGTGGGTGCGTTCGCCAAAGTGACCCCGCGAGCGGCATAGAATGCCTGCGTCAGTGGGTAGTAAACCACGTCACCGGGATTGTATGTCGTCGATGCCGAGTAATCTCCTCCACTGTAACTGGCCTGGCAGGGATACCAGTGGACGAAATCCGTGACATACACTCCTCCACCCGAGTCTGTGACCGGATAGTTGTTGGTGGTGGCGTAGAGTGCTTGATAGTACTTGTCGCTATAGGGTTCATAAACCTCCGAGGTCGCGGCATAAGCGGTTGCGCCGTCCCAAGTGGCCCGGAACTGGCGCCTTTCCCCGCGCATGAGTTCGGGCCACCATTCGCTTTCCCATGCCTGCTGCAGCGCCAGGTCCAAGGCGCCGCGGATGGCCCCGTAAATCTCCGTGGATGGCAGTTCCGCTTTCCCGCCCCAGAGCGACGTGATACCTTTGAGCAGATCGTCGTAGGCTACGGTCAACATGGATCGGAAGGAGTCGGGTTTGGGTTCGGCGGATACCGTTTCACGAACCGTTTCTCGCCGTGGAACGGCCTATGAATTCGGCCCTCGAACCCGATGCCGGCCTTCGAGCGAACCGCTTTTACCCTGGTTTCTGGCGCCACCCGATCCATATACCGGTTAAAACTGCGATCGGTCCAGACACCGTAACTGCCTTCCTTGGCCGCCCAATCGTGATAGGCGAATTCGTGCACTTGCCTGCACATCTGGCCAATGCCATCGAGGCACCGGGCTTCCGGCAATTCGCGGGCGACACGTTCCTGCTCGCTCTGTGCTTTGATCGAATTCCATGTCCACTCCAAAATCGCCAGTTGCCGCAGGGCCTCGATCAAACCGGGATCCTTCAGATCGACTCGCAAATCGCGCAGGACACTCATGGATCTAGGAGGATTGGCGGCCAGACAGGAAAACCGCCAACCCTCGGCGGTGCCTGCGGGTCAGTATGCTCCCCAGAGCCGGTCTGGTCGCAGAATCCGGTAGTAGATGTAAACCTCGCCGTTGGTGACGGTGGCCGGCACGCTGACGTTCGTAAATGTCAGCGTCGTGACGAATGCCTGGGTGAAAGCCGTCACGATCGACGGCAACAGCGGATTCGTGTAGGTGCCCGAGATCGGTGGGTTCGACCCGATATGATGATACCCCAAGGCCGCATTCCGAGCGGCCCATTGCCCTACGGCAATCGTGCACAGGTTGCTGTCGCTGCTGCCAGTGGTGGCGAACGGTTTCGTGAGGAAGAACCCGACGGCGCTTAGGACGGCTCCGGTAGGAGCGTAGCCCGACGCGGGCCAGCGCAGTTCGGTCTGCAGCACGCCATTCGTCAGATCGAGATAGCTCAACCTGCCGACATGCGTGAATCCGTTCATGCCAGCCACATCGTTGGGCAGAGGACGAATATCCGCCGCCATCAAGGCGACAGCCAAACCGAGAAGTCCAATGAGCGAATAGAACTTTTTCATAATCAATGTTCTGTGTTTGTTGTGATGGTGGGCGATCCGGTCATGTGGTCGCGTTGAATTTTCCCAGGCCGAGCGGATTGAGCACGCTCCAGCCGAGAATGGCATCCACGAGAAACCGTGGACCTCCACCGCGATCCTCCAACTCCTTGACGCGCGGCAGGCGCTTGTAATGGAGTTTCAGCAGGCTCGGATCGAGCGCGTAACCCCGGCACAAGTTGCTGCCCGCCGCAGGCGAACCGAAAGCGGCCAACTCGACGGCATTCCACAAGGTGGGAATGACGTGCAACGTCCCGAAATCCCCCTCGAAAATGTTCACCACGTTCGAGACCGTCCCGTTGAAGTTGGTGTTGTAGCTGCGATTGGTGGTGCCGGCGCCCACCCCCGCGCTGCGCGTGTAGGTGCTGAAGACCTGACGCAGCGTCGGCCCGCACGGAAATCTGAAATCCGTGATTGTGCCGGTCTGGCCGTAAATACTGGCCAGAACAGTGTTCACATTGGCCTCGGTTAGCCCTCCCGTGGGTGCGGCTGTGATACTGGCGGCCGGCGTGCGGAACGCGGCGGCTACGGGCAGGACGCCCTGGGCTGCCGTCTGAATCCATGAACCGAGCCCACGGCTTTTGTGGGCCACGCCGGCTCCGCCTTGTTGGGCATCCTGGTCGCCGCAGATGTAGGCTTCGATGCAGCGGGCCAGGCGCTTGAGTTTCTTCATGATCGACTCGCTCAGCTCGCCTTTGCTCAAACCGGCCACGTCGCTCACGTTTTCCGCCAGATCCGAGACCATAGCCGAGTCGCGCATCTTCATGGCATACATCGAAGCCCGGGTTCGGTTCGGGGAAGCGTTCGAGAAGGTATCGACATCGACTCCATCTTCCACGGCCACTTCGCCGGGGGACTCGAAATCGTCCATCTGCCACTCGAACAGCATGTTGGATAGGGATTCACCTCGCCCCATCATGCTGGTTACTGGCGTGTTCTTGGCATCGACACGCGAGATGATGTTGGCAAGCATTTCGCGCTTTCCAACCTGGTTACGTTCCAAAAGCATTTGTTGTAATCTCCTGAAGGACGCTGGTTTAGTCGCGTGTCTCGATCAGGTCTGGCACTAAATCGGCCAGGTCTGCATTGGATCCACTGCCCTCGTATTTCTTGAACTTCGCGCCGAGATTCGGCTTCGCGGGTGTCGTCTCGGCCGGAGCCGCGGCCGGCCGAGCCGGTTGTCGCGGTGGCGGAGTGACCGAGCGTGGCGCCGAACCGTTGCCTTTGGCCTTGGCCTGCCTGAGCGCCTCATAAGCGATCGCGTCGGCCAGCACCTTGCGCATACCGGGAAAATTCCGGGCGCCCGGATAGGCGACCAGGATCTGTTCGAGTTGCTGTGTGCGAGGATCGGCCCTGTTCTTCAGCCATGGATGTTGCTCGGATGCTTCCGCGTTCAGTTTCTGCCCGTAGGCAGCCACTCGTTCGCGGTGTTGCCGCAATTCGAGCCGCTCCATCAGACGCTGCTCGACCCATTGCTCACGCAACTGGGTCAGATACTCGGCAGATAACTCCTCGCCATCGACCGTTATCCCTTCTGGATGCTTGTCGATGTTTGCGATAGCATCTGTGAGCTTCTGGATCACGCTCGCGCGTCGCACTTCTTCGGCTGTGATCGCTCCGGGCGGAAGCGCCTGGGCGGCTTCTGGCGCCGGGGCGGATTCGGCTGGAGCCGGTTCTGGGGGCGTCTGGGCGCTGGCCAGTTCGGCCTGGAGCCGGTCACGTTCCACACGCAACTGGTCGGCCCCTTCGAGCTGGCTTTCGAGTGCTTTCACCCGTTTAACCAGTTTCGATAGACGCCGCTTGGCCTTGACCGGCCAATCTTTCCGGGCCGCTTCATCCTCCTCGGGTTCGGTCTCGGGTTCGCTGGGTTCGTCGGAATCGGAGGTAATGGATTCAGAGGCGGCATCATCCTCGGCGGTGGCGGGTCCTTCGGTCGCCACTACCTCGGGTTCAACCGCATCGGGTTCTGGAGGCGTCTCAGACGCCAGGCTGGGCAACTCGCTGATCGCTTCGAGCAGATCGGCGTTCAGCGTCGCCTCATCGCTGGTGGCCTGCGGGGCCGCAACGGGCGCGGGCGATTCGCCAGCGCGACCTTTGCTGGTCGCTGGCGCCGGAGCCACGGGATCCGGGGCAGATGATAACTGCTTTGACATGCTTTTGGCCCAGCAAGTGGGCAACAGGGTTTGCTCTTGGGCGCAAACTCAGAAAAGCCCGTGCTTGAACCAGAGAGCACAGGCGTTGAGAAAAGGAAAGAGGCAGTGTGCGAACCGGGACCGAGTGGGACCGAGTGGAGCGAAAATAACTTCGTCAGGGCGATTTTAGGAGGCAGTAATCGTCGAATTTACGAGCGGGGCCAGACACATTCGTTCCTTGCGTCGGGCTTCGCGGACGGAATCCCAGGTGCGTATCGTGGTTTCACGCACAACTCGTTCGTGCCAGATGACCACAATGCGTTTAACGATGGCGTTCGGGTATTGGTCGGTCCTGAGTGCGGCCAACCTTTGGCGGCGTTGGCGATCCAGTGCCCATCTGCGAGCGGCCATACGACGCCCGCGTTCCGATGCTCGACGTTGCATCCGCCTACGGAACGGTCCTTTCCAATCCCCGTGCATCTGTCAAGTTTCGGTTGAATGCTTGTTCGGCATTTCTACGTCACTGGCGACTTCGTTGCCCCAGTGATGCCAGCCGAGCCGTTTGCGGCGGGCGAAAAGTTCGAGGCGGGGAGCGTCGCTCATGGCCTCAATCATATCCTGGAAGAACTCCGGTTTCGCGCTGTGGCAGTTGTGCGGGCGTTTCACGTTCCACCAGGTCGAGTCCACGCGCTTCTTGTCGGGCATCTTTCCCTTGCGCCCCAGAATCAGGAACTCGGTTGTCGGGCAGTAGAGTCCGCCTTGGCCCGTGCCGCGTGGCGTCTTGCACCAGGTCAGCGTTTGGCAGTAGCGGAAGCCCCAAGCGTCGAGAACATCGAAGGCGTCCGGCAGATACTTCTGAGTCACCCACAGGTAGAGGTCGCACTGTTCAGCAGCCATTGAACCGATTGGGAGCGCCTTGATTGCGTCCAGCTTCATCTGCTCGTATGGCATCGCGACTGACCGACCACCAAGCACCAGCCCGCGTGAGCCTCTACCAGAGCTTCCATCCCAGTCGCGGTTATACCACCACGGAGGGTCAGCGACGATACACCGAAATGCCGAACAATCGGATGCAGAGAACCCCGCCTTCGCGTCTTGGTTGCAATCGAGAGTCATCATGGGCGGGGTCTCTGATCCGAAGCGTTCGGCGAAAGTGTAACACGTATGACCGACCAAGAACTTGATGACTTCAGGGGGCACTCACGGCGCCTTCTGATTGAGTTGATCGCGGGCGACAAACCCACCTCGCCACGGCATATAGCCGCCAAACTGGAGTTAGAGCGTCGGTCAACGCGACTGTCTCGGTGGTTGGCTCTGGCTGCGTTCATTGTTTCCTTGTGTTCTCTAGGTTTGTCAGTGTGGAATATGAGCGATGCGCCTCGCGCGCGCGGTGCATCTCATGGAACGCCCACACTTGCAGCGCCAGCGCCAGCACCGAGATGACGACGCTTATTACGGCGATGATCTCAGTATCCAGATTCAGTAATCGCCGAACAAGGCGTGCGAGCGAACAGCCGCCAGTTGAGTCGTGGGTTTTCATTGTGTCGGGGGTGGCGGCTGTCGCTCCACTTGGTCGTTCGGCGGCAGTTCAACGTCGTTGGCGAGTTCGTTGCCCCAGACGTGCCAGCCGGGACGCTTCCGGCGAGCGAACATTTCCAAGCGTGGCCCATCGTCCACCTGCTCTATGAGCCACAGCCATTCCTTCGGCTTGCGCGAGTGCTTCGCGCTTTTCGCGAACGCGAACACCGACTGCTTTAGCTTCGATTTGATCGGCGGGTTTCCTTTCACGCCCACCAGCAGGAACTCGGCAGAGTTTGGAGCTACCCCGCCGCCCATGTTTCCGTCGAGCTTGTGCCAGACGAGCGTTTGCCGGTATCGGAAGCCCCAGGCTTTCATCACTGTGAACGCATAAGGCAGGTATCGGCCCGTCGTCCACAGCCAGAGTCGGCAGTCCTTGGCGGCGAGCGCGGAGACCTGGAGCGCGCAGATTTCCTCCACCGTCATTGATGGATACGGCAGCGGCTTGTCATGCGTGATTGGCCCGTCGTGCGCGTGCGGCTGCGAGTTGAAGCCTTCGGGATATTCCCAAGGAGGATCGGAGACGATACACCTGAACGCCGAACAAGGCGCTGGAGCGAATGACGGGGAGCGCGGTGCGTCCACGTTGCAATCGAAGGTCATTTGCGCGCTCCCCGTCATCGCTCAGCTTGGTCGTTCGGCGGCAGTACACTATTACGTCTATGGATCATAAATACACGTTCGATGAACACATGCTCAGGATGATTTCCTCCGAGCTTTACTTCTTGGCGTCGCTGCACTGTGCCCGGGAGATGTTTGGCAAAAGCTACTTTGCACTCGGAACGATCGAAAAGGTCGCTGCTGATCAAGCACTCGAGCATATACTTGCTGCGAACTTTCACAGGCAGGTTGTCCAAATGTTCGATACGCCGCAGCCGGGTCAGGCGCCATTAGGTTTTGCGGCACCTGCGGAGGCCAGATAGGTACCCCGAACAAGGGCGCTGGAGCGGACGCTCGGGAGTGCTGGTCGTCAGTTCGTTGCTTTCGTTTCGTCATAGAATCTTGGACTCGCGCCGCTCAGCTTGGTCGTTCGGTGAATCGGCGAGTAGCCTGCGGAGTCGCAGAACCTCATCGGCAAGTGCGATAAGGTGGTCCTCTGGATCATATCGGTTGCCAGATTTAACCCTCCGAGCAACAGCGGCCCGGTGCATGGCGCGCACCAGAATCACCGAACCATCCGCTGGAGGCAACGGCTCGGGTTGGGTCTTGGTTTCAATCATGGGTCTCTTTCTCGCCGTGCCTCAGCTTGGTCGTTCGACGGTTTTGCACGTTTATGGATAAGGTGACGCCCTTGATGCAAAAGACGGGTGAGCGCGCCATGCGGGCTGGATGGGCCACGGAGTTGGCGGACCACGAGGGCAAGTTTGCTGTGCATTGGACGCCACGAGGATTGAAGTGCCTCCATCATCTGTACCTTGCAGTCCGTGATCTTGGCACGGATCCGATTCCAGCCGAGGAACTGGCCATGCTGCGTGCGTTCGCGTGCTTGATGGCTGAGGATGACGGCTGGGCCGATGATTGAGGCGCACTTGGCTTTATCGTATTCCACCCAGACGCCGAACAAGGCGGTCGAGCGGACGGCCTCCCCGCGTTCTCTTGATGATTTGGGATCTTTCATGGGTTTCCTTTCATTGTTGGAGCGGCGTTTCCAGGCCGCCGCTCACCTTGGTCGTTCGGCGTCAGGCCCTTGATGCGTTCAACGAGCAGCTTGGCCTTCAGCCCATCAATTTCCACGCGCATGGCTTGGTTCTCGCGGTGGAGGCGCAGCCAGTCGGTTTGCAGCATCCGCGCCGGGATAGCCGCGAGCGTTGCACAGTCATCGCAGAGGAAAAGTTCAGGGCATTGCGATGAGTTTTGTGGCGTCATCTCCCGGTGGCATGATCCGCATTGTGGACGATCCGCCGAACCAGGCGCTGGAGCGAATGAGTGCCCCGCCACGCTGCTTGGCAATTCGGCAATATGGGATGGGGCACTCATCGCTCAGCTTGATCGTTCGGCGGCATGAGTTGCACGAGCTGTCCAGGGCAGGCCCTCTCGTGGTATTTCCTCCACGGGTCAAGTGGATGCGGCACTGTTCCCCATGCCAATCCGTGGTTGAGCGCGAATCCTTGCCACTTGCATTCGAGTCGTGCCGTGCAGCACCAGATGCCGGGAAAATTGGTAGATGACGCCGAACCATCCGCTGGAGGCAACGGCTCGGGTTTGGTCTCAGGTTTATTCATGGGCTTGGGTCTCGCCGTGCCTCAGCTTGGTCGTTCGGCCTACGCACCCAGCTTATCGGGCCGATGCTTTGCCCCGTGCATGTTTCGTATTCACCCCACCAAAATGGGAACACCCAGATTGTCGTTCTGCCAATTCGGAGGATTATGAAGTGATGATGCCAAGGCCGAACAAGGCGATGCAGCCAACGGATGCCCCGCCACGCATTTCTAAAGTCGAGAGTTCTCATAGGGGCATCCGTGGCTGATCTTGGTCGTTAGCCTGCATTCGCACATCACTATGACATACGAAGTTTTCTTTGCTGGGGCTGGGAGCATCGCTCTCGGCACATTGCTCGGTGCTTGGTTGTCGTGTCGTCTGACCTATCGTTTTCAGCAGCGCCTGCTGGAGCAGCAGCTTGCTTTTCAGAAAGAGCAGGCGATAGCCGACGCAGAGCTTCGCCGCAAGGTTTACGACGAGTGGCATTCGATCTTCACCGAGTTTCGGAACATGGTCAACACGCGGGCGGCGCAGATCGTGGGCCAACTCTCGGCGCGCCCGCCGCACTCCGAGTAGGTGACCCAAAGGCAACCCGATGAGGATGAAGCTGACTACGAAAAGAGACAGGAAGGCTAACAAGGTCACTGGAGCGAACAGCCGCCCCGCTTCTCCGTTCCAAAGTTCTGTGTTCATCGTGAGTCCTTTCTGCGCTCCACCGTTTCTGTCGGCGGCTGTCGCTCAGTTCTATCGTTCGGCGTAGGATTTTCACATGGATTCGATACTTGTCGCATTTCCTGTGGCGGCTGAAGCCACCGCAGAAGAGAACAACAGATCCAAAGTACTGGCCCATCTCGAAAATATGGCCAGGCAGCTTCCAGGAGCCATCCAGCCATCCGAAGGCTGCTGGCAGCTTCCCGCAGAAAGTGGGTTGTCCGCTCTCTGTGGCGCCCTAGCACTCGCCGATAGGCTGAAGGTTCCGTACAGAGTATTATTCTTTCATGAGGCACCAAAATGGATCGTGTCGAAATGAGACGCCGAACAAGGCGTGCGGGCGAACAGCCGCCAGTTGAGTCGTGGGCTTTCATCGTGTCGGGGGTGGCGGCTGTCGCTCCACTTGGTCGTTAGCCGTATTTTGAGTATGTCTAAACATAACGACCTTTCCAAGGAAATAGACGCACTGCTTGACGAACTTGACCGCCTTGCAATGGAAGGCACATCGGCTGGAAATCCGAAGGCCAACACTATTGCTTTGATCACCGCCATTCGAAAATTTGCGTCGATCCAGGCGATTCTCACCCGGCAGGGGGATCGGCAAACCAGGCGCATTGTCGCCCTCACATGGTTTCTGGCGGTTCTCACTTTCGGACTTCTGGCGACGGCGCTGGTACAGACCGGAATAATGCTCAAACAGGATGGTTCCGCACAGCCACAGACCATACAGACAAATCAGCATGACGCTGCACCAGCAAGCAAGAAGTAGTTTGTGGGCCGTGTCGAGAACGGCTAACAAGGCGTGCGAGCGAACAGCCGCCAGCGCGGTCGTTATGACGTTGTATGAGTTCATGAGTTTCTTTCTTCGGTTTGAGTTTGGGTCGGCGGCTGTCGCTCCACTTGATCGTTGGGCCACTCCATCACGCCATTGATCGTATGAGCGATGAAGCAACATTTTACGCGGCCTTTGACGGCGCATCGGTCACGATCAAGATAGACTACGCCGTGTTTAAGAAGGCTCCAAGCGGCGCGCATTGGCTTCGTGCGCAATGGGAGGGACGCCGCAGTTCGAAGATTATCCCACAGTACGTGGCATGGATGCACACCGTCATGTGTGAGGTGGCACAGCGGGTCAATGAAAAGATTTGTTACGGATACGAGCCGGCCCGGCCCGGCTTCCCACCTTTGGTATTCGTCTATTATCCTGACGGCCATTATGAACAGTCTGAGGGACCGCATTAACTTGAAAGGCCCAACAAGGCGTGCGAGCGAACAGCCGCCCGCATGGTCATTGGACGGTTGCTTGAAGTTCACGGGTGCGTGCCTTCGGTTTGGGTTTCGGTCGGCGGCTGTCGCTCCACTTGGACGTTCGTCGATGTCCGCACCAGCGCCAGCAATCGTGGAATATCCACAACACACATCATCCCCAGGTCAGAAAGATCATCAATTGGCACTTCGTCGCTCCCTCCCAGCAGTGAACGCGCATAATTGGCGGATCGCTCTCTAATCCTATCCATCTCATCCGATGACAGAGAATGACTTCCTTCAAATAGCCCGGAATAAGAGCACAACCGACCTGATCCGGGATGCTGCTGGCTACAAGCCCGAGTCCCATCATGGCCTCGCTCATCGCTACGTGATTGACGAGCGGAAGAACGCCGGAACAAACCGACGAGCTTGGATAACGATCTGGGTATCCATTGGTTCATTTTTGCTTTCATTGTGTTCGCTCCTTTTCAAATAACGTCGAACAAGGCGGTCGAGCGGACGGCCTCCCCGCGTTCTCGTGATAGTTTGGGATCTTTCATGGGTTTCGTTCCGTTGCTGGTGTGGCGCTTCCACGCCGCCGCTCACCTTGGACGTTCGACAACATGACACCCCACCGGCATTTCAGTGCCCAAACGCACATTGGAGCCGATGATTTGGTTAGTGCTGGTGTCATGCGCCGGCTTAGTTTTCGGCCAGGTCGCTCAGTCCCGTGATGTGTTCCCAACCGGATAACGGCACGAATGCCCCGATTTCTACCGAGCCATGTCACCGCTTGCGCGGAGAAGGTTTCGGCTACCCCACGGCACGTCTTAGTGACGGACTGCCCTCGCTGCGAAATTGTCGAACAACCGGATGCAGAGAACCCGGCCATAGCGTCTCGGTTGCAATTCAAAGTTTTCATTGGCCGGGTCTCTGATCCGGGACGTTCGGCACATACGGTCCAAGTCTCGCGCACAGTTGTTTGTATTCGCGCATCCATTGTTTCTCGTGGCCATTCATGTTCTGTTGGCTTCTCAGGTCTGCCCATGATGAATCAATTTTCAGCGTGTCCATCGTCGGTGCTTTGTAGTCATCGGGCCATACGTCCCGGACTTCTTCCCAGCGGTGGCGCGTGACCATCTGCATGAATACATCCACAGCAACACCGTGGCAGTTGTGTCCATGACGATTGTGTTTCATAACGGGACGCCGAACCAGGCGCTGGACCGAATGAGAGGGAGCGCGGGCAGCCGCAGCTTGCAATCGAACGTCGTTGGCACGCTCCCTCTCATCGGTCAGCTTGGTCGTTCGGCGTTCATTCGCCTTTGTCGTCTCCCCACCAGCGGGGATACAGTCCGGCTTTTGAAAGTGACCGAATCCACTTTTCAGCAAACAGCAGGCTCGGGAAGTCGCGGCGAGAGGCAGCTTCTTTGAGCGCACCACGCCATGATGCCGAACCAGGCGCTGGACCGAATGAGTGCCCCGCGACGCGCTCGGCAAATTCGATTGGTTCAGGTGGGGCACTCATCGCTCAGCTTGGTCGTTCGGCGATAGCGCGTCTCGAAGATATGAGCACACGGAAACATCCGGCCCCCATCCTGTGCCGGATTCCGAGTCGGACAGCGCACGTTCGATTGCATCACGTAGGCGCATGAGTTCAGCCTGGGATTCTCGGAGCAGGCGGTTGAGGCGCTTCATCTCACGCTCGCGCCGTGCTCCAGCATTTAACCCCACGGTGCTGCTTGTCGTCGTACTGCATATTTTTTTTCGGCATCGAAAGCCTTTTACGACGATCGTGCCCCAACTATCCTCAGTTGTTGGATTCCAAGTGGCATCGCGTTCGTCGAACCATTCATCCCCTCGGAGAATATGTTCCCCATTCCTCAGAAAACGGTATTTCACTGGACGCCGTGGATAATTCGAGCACTGCGTTGCGGGCATATTTTGGCGTGCGCTAGGGTTCGTTGCATCCTTCATGTTCTATCCTCCGTGACTGCCTCCGCGAGCGTTTGCGTCCAGGTTCGCCAAGTTCCGCTGCGGAGGTCAAGCAGCACGGCGCGGAACATCTCCAACCCGGCGGCGCATCCACATTCATAGTTGCGTTCCAGGTCATCCAGTCCGGCGCCAAGTGCCTGCTTGGCGGTTTCCAGCCATTGCATGGTGATGGCATCCTGCAGGGCGGCCCATTGGTTATCGTTCATGCTGTGCAATCCATCCGCCATACGCGCCAGATCCTGCTGATCGAATGTTTTCACGCGCCAATCTCCTGCGGGTTTATGCCTAATCTGCCAGTCGCCACATTCTCTTCCTGTTTTACGCTTTGCTGGCGGTTCTTCTTCCAATCCTCGAACAGTTTTGTAAACCGTTCGTTGCCTGGCGCGTTGGGAACGAGACCCAGACCGGCCTGGTAATTGGGATTGGACCGAACGATTTGTTCGGCGAACTGGAGTTGCGCCCGAGCCGTGGGATCGGCTTCGACCGGATCGAATGGCACACCCAGAAACATCTGGGCCATGTCATTTTTAACCCGGTCCAATACCGCTTTGCCTGCCGCTCCTTGGTCGGGCAAGAGCGCTTGAATGAGTGTCGGATCCACCGCGCCCAAGGCAATCCGAACCATCGCGTTGCTGTCGATTGAGCCCGAGCGATCAAGTACCTTCGAGATTTCCACCACGCTCTGCAGTTTCTTCTGCGAGTAATCGAAATCCAGATCCTTGACATCGAAGTGTAAGGACACATCGTATTCGCCCGCAATGTCCTCGCTGGTGCGCGGGAATTGGGCGTTCGGGCCGGCGATGCGAGCCAGTTCCTCGTCGGTGGCCTGGCTTTGAATCAGGCCAAGCATCTTACGGAACACATCCGCCGCCGCCTGGAGAAACCGGTCGGCCAAAGCCTGAAGTTTGGCCTGGGTGTGAGCTGGAGGGACATCGGGATGAAACAAACCAAAACGGCGAGCCAGTCGCACTTCGATCTGGTGAATGAGTTCGAAAGCCAGTTGGGGGCTCCCGGTGGGTGGCGGCATTCGGCTTAACTCGTCCGGCCCGCGGTGCACCGGGATTTGACTGCCCGGATTGGCTTTGAAAATCTGGCCGCGGCGTATGGATGTGACCCACGGCGGATTCACTTCGACATCCTGTCGGTCCACCAGCATGTCCGTGCTGCGCTTGATGCTTGCCTGATCGCTTCCTACTAGAGCCGGGATTCCCGGTGTGGAATAGACGTTGCGCCGATTGCGGCGCCAGCGATAACCGACAAACGGATATGAGGCCCCAGGAGTGTCCATGGCATAATGAGCCGCATAGAGGTCCGCGCCCTGGTCATCGGTCAGGACATGCGGACACCAGACCGTACACCAGATTTGCGGGATGCCTTCGCGGCTCATGCACCGCATGTATGTGGTGATGACTTCGACCAAACCGGTGTTCGACGGCAAGACGTGCGCCGAGTAGGTGCTGCTTTCCTCGTCTTCCATCACCGTCGCGCGATCCTGGAGATCGCTCCAGATGGTTGTCTCTCCCGCGTGTTCGGTGGCTTCATCCACCCATTCCTTCGACCATCCTTCGGTCGCCTGGGCGGCGGCCAGTTCGACCGGGGTTAGAAATTCCCGCACCATGATCCACGACGCCCGATCCACATCGGTCGCCTCCGGGGGCAGGAAGAAATCAAAACCCAACTCGCGGGCGACCACTTCCGGCGCGTTCGAGACGAGATACGGCCTGGGCCATTGCCCGGACCCCGTTTCGCGCAAGTCGCGCACCACCTGCCGGGCGACGGACGATGACACCTTGTAGTTTTTCAGCCATGCGCGGCCGTAGGAAGCAATCTCTCCCGCAAAGAGTTGTTCCGCCAACGCCGCGGCGCGTTGCTGAAATAGTTGCACGAACACATCTTCCAAAGCGGGATCCAGGATGATGTTGGGCAGGTCGATCAACCTTTGAACCTGCTCCATCATTTCAGGTGGCACCTGGCCGCTTTGCAGGGCTATCCCGGCACGCTGAGCCGCGCTCACCACCTCTTCGAGTTTCACCCACTCCATTTTAAGAGCAAGTTCTCTGTTCCAAGTGATCTGATAGGCGGCAGTGCCTCCGTAGGACGCGGTGAATTGCCACCCTAATTCCAGCTCGGAAAAGATGGCCGCGCCATCACGCTCGACGTATTTCTGTATGACTTTCTCGGCATTGGCTGCTCGTTCCATGTCCATTGCATCCGTGGGTCGGCACCTGATCTGAGCCCGTTTAAGCGCGCTGCAAAGCACATCCCCCAAATCCTCGATGATTGCGTCAGCAATGAACACCCGGGAGTCCCACCCGTCTTCCCACGGTGTCGGATCGTATCCCAGCAACTTGCGGTGTTTCTTGTAATCCGTGCTGCGACCTTTCCAACGACAATAGCGGATGTCGTCCGCGCGGTCGCGGCCCACGGCGTTGGGCGAGATTGCTCCGGCCCGCTGGAATTCGTCATTGATCCACGACAGGTCGGGCGTTTTGATGATCCGATAGGGGTCTTGGTCTTTCATAGGTTTCTAGTTTGCGGTTGCGAAAAGTCATCGCCAAGGAACCGTGCGACGTGGCTCTTTAGATAAAGTCTCCGGCTCAATCCCGTAGATGTGGCGCGGGTGGATGGCAGACAGATGAAACCGATCTTTCCAAATGGCACCTGCTGGTCCGATTTTGCAATGGGTTCGGCCACCGCGGAGAGCACTCCGCGCGGGACACCCAGTTCGCGCACCTGATGCGCGCTCAACAAAGGGGGTAATAGGGCAAATTCGTGCGATGTCATTCGGATTCCATTTCTCCCGCCGCACGCACGTCCATGTCCCGTTCACCGACATGTTGCGGGTCCACCTTGCACAGATACCAATCCGGGTCCACCACGTCTTTCATGGCACCCTTTTCCCCGTCGATGCCTGTGTATTCCCGATAAGCGAATATGCTCTGCTGGCAGGCATCCACGACGTAAAATCGTGGCGCGTTCAAGGCGCTCACGGGCTGGCTCTCGTCGTAGTGGAACCATGTGTTGATGATTTCGAGACTTTGCAGGTTGTGAATCGCCCGACCACCCCCCGGAGCCGCCAACCAGACCAGACCCGGCCCCACCAATCGGCCTTGCCCGTCGCGTTGCTCGTCCTCCATCAGTTGAATGATGCTGGTGCCTTCTTCGGCACTCGGCACCTCGACTCCGCCCATGCGCGGATCTATCCAACGCTCGAAGATTTCCTCGGCACCACCCTGGCTCCAGCCGGATTTCTCGTCCCATATCCATCCTTCAGCTTCAAGGATGACCCGTTTGTAGTGCAGGATACTGGGCTCGAAATTTGACCGCATGGCCGGACCTGGATACCCATCGTGCCGTGTTCCACCTTGATTGCCCACTTCAGGCCGCATCTCCGCCCAAGCCCCGTGCGTACTCATCGGAGGCCACTCACGATAGAGGACGATCCAAGGCGGGTCCGGGCAAACCCGATACCATTTGATGAACCAATTCTTGTTTCCACCCGGATCGGCCACGCAATAGTTCGTTCCTGCGGCCGGAATCCCCGGATACACGGCACCCGGCGCGCGCCATGGTTTGGCTGGCACTGTGCCCAAACCATTCCATGAGCATTGCGGCGCGCGCCGAATGACGTGCACGCTCTCTTTGAATCGCGGGAAAGCCGTGCCTACCAGCTTTTCCGGGTATCCGTAAGCTCGGATCTTGACGCGCGCTGGCGATTCCCCTTCCAGCGTCTGCATCATCTGATCCCACGGATTGTAAAGATTTTCCTGCGTGTGAAAGAAGAACACCCGCGCCGTCGAGCGCACGCACGCCATCTCGTAGGGCATGTGACCGGGCGGACAATCCTTCACATTCTCGCCGGGCAACAACGGGCTGGGTTTGCTGCGCACAATGCGCGCCCCAGCCAGCCAACCGCTCACCGTGGGCGTGTATCCTTCCTTGGGGGTGAACGTTTCGAGCATGACGCCGCGCCGGCTCACCAATCGGTAACGCAACGTCTCTTCGCAATCCTGTGGAATCAATTCATCGGCTAGAACGCCGTCGAATTCGTACCCCTCGAACACCGACGGATCCTGGCGATATTGCTTGTAGTTGAAGAAGAAAATCGTAGAACCATTAGGCAGAATTGTTTTCTTGTTGCTGAACCCGAGAGCCTCGGAAAACTTCACATACACGCGGTCGCCGCTGCGCCCTAGATTTCGCCATTCGGGCGGGAGATATTTATGCACTCTCGCTTGCTGAATTGCGATCGAGGAATCCTCGCTCATGTGCAGGCAGGCCCAAATACGATCCCTCTTATCGACGCAATCCCTCACCACAGTCCATGCGCCGATCTCGGTTTTCATCGACCGGTTTCCGCCCAGGATCAGCACCTCGCCAAACTCGGCCAGGGCCTGGCTCACATCGCTCCAGCATTCGGGCCGCCAACCGTGCCGGAGCGGGTCCATGTCCATCTTATCCATCAATTCCTCGCGCAACCGCAACCGTTCGACCAGCACCGGGAGTTGTCCGATAGCCGCGAATCCTCGCACATTCTCAGCCGTGGGCAGCGGACAAACTAGATGATGTCCGCGGGGATGCTCCAGACGCACCCCGTGAGCCTCGAAGAAATTCGGCAAGGTGCGTCGAATTTCGTCGAGCGATGGTAGGGTGGCGGTCATAAATTCATCTCGTTCGATGACGGCAATTCAGGCGATGTCGGGATTGCCCCGTAATGCCGGGGTTGGGCGCCTTCGGCATAGAATTGCAGACTCGTCTTGTCGAACCCGAGAAAGCGGCTGCCGTTCTGCGGCGTCCCTGGAAACCGTTGCTTTTGCAGGAAGAATTTCGAGTCCCAATCCTCCTCCAGTTTGGTCTTCTTCTCCTGTTCGCTCTTGACCTCTTTCGCGGCTTCCTCCACTTGCTTTATCGAGAGTTTGCCCCGGGCCATTCGGACGGACGTTCGTTCGATACCCGCCTCGATCTCGGCAATCTTCTCGCCCTTCTTTTCGTGCCGCATGATTCCTATCACGTTGTCGGCGTTGTCGGTCCATTGCTTGGTGCCGCGAACGCGGTTTTTTTGCGATCCTTCGGTGCTCTTATTCTGATGCACAACCAGCACCAGATGCGCCCCCGTGGTCACTGCGAACTTGGCAAAGGTCGCCGCCGCGATGCCCTGCTGCGAATAGTCGTCGTCCTCGATGCCAATCCGCATCACCGAGTCCACCACGAAGAAGCCCATCGCGCGTTCGCGACGTTCGTATCGGAACACGTCGAGCAACCCCTGCCATGTCGTGATGCCCAGAAAATCGTAAATATCGACCCACTGACTCAACCAGAAAATGGCCGCTGTCAGGCGCTGTTCGTTCTGCTTGGTGTGTTCGAGCGTATTCGTGCCCAGCATCTGCCGGGTCATGATCCAGACCGTACGCGCGATCGGCATCTCCATGCTCGCAATGCAACTCTTCACTCCCTGCTCGGCCAGGTTCAACACCAGTTGCGATAGAAAACTCGATTTCCCGGCGCCGTTGTCGCCCGTGAATACGCTCATTTCGTGCGTCCGTATTTTCCAGACGAACGGGAAAGGCAAATCCCAGCCTGGCACCTGCGATTTCTGATCGAACCACAGTTTGAAGACCTCATCGCCCACGTCAGTCGGTTTGCGGATGCTTTTGGGCGCCCGATCCAACGCCGGCACAGCTTTGGCCTGCAGCGCATTCAACTGGCGCAGCATCTCCTCGATGCGGCCCTCGCTGATCTGGCCCGCCGGCCGGATCGCGTTCTGCCATCCCGCCGTCATTTGCAGGGCATCGCGCGCCAGCGCCTTCTGCGCAACAATGTCCACGAATCGGTCGAGCAGCCCCGGCGCAGCATGATCGGGCAGGCTGGAAATAAACGATGCACCTCCCACCGAATCGAGGTTGCCGGTGTCCTTGAGCCGTTCCTGCAGCAGAACCACGTTGATTGGTTTGCCTTCGACGTGCAGACCGAGCATGGCTTGGATCACTATCCGATTTCGCAGGTCATAGAACGCTTCCGGGCTCTGCAACCGAATCATCGCCGTGGATAACGCCTGCCCTGGACCGTCAGGGCCGTCTAGGTCCGCGGCCAGAATGCTGCCGATGACCGCACGTTCGGCGTTCTCGGAATGCGGGGGTAGAGAGTCGGTTACGTTCATGTCTGGTTCAGAATCGTTTCCGTCAATTCTCCGGCCGCCGCGAATTCTCCGGCGTCAATCAGCCGATCGCGTCGCCAGCGCAGGTCGTCCATGTCCGTTTCTTCCGCCGCCGTTTTTTTCAATTTCAGAATTCCTCCCCGAACCTTCAACCCACGCCGAAAGAACGCACGGTAGGCAAATGTGATCGCCCGCTTCCAATTCCTCGGGAACGGTTCATGTCGCTCACGTTCGATTGCCCGGGCCATCCACTGGTCCGCGAAGGCCCTCGGGATGCCTGGTTTGTCGATACCCATGCTAGGTTCTCCGGGCCAACTATCGACCCAGGCATAGAACTCAAAATCCGATGGAACTTCCACGCCGAATTCTGTTGTTCCCTGAGTCATCAACTTTCTTTTATGTGTGTGTAATTCCCTTCCTTCCCTTCCTTCCTCTTCCTTCCGTAGTCTTTCTGAAGGCTCTTCTGTAGGCATTTCTGTCGGTACTTCTGAAGGCTCTTCTGTAGGCATTTCTGTAGGCATTTCTGTAGGCTCAAGGTCGCTACACACAGGATCTTGGTAGAGGTCATAGTTGACAATCGTGATGATGGTAAGCCGGCGATTAGAAAGGCGCTCGATCCTGCCATCTTTCTCCAACCGATCCATGAAGCTGGTCATTTTGGTCCGCGACCATCCCCAACGCATCCCGAGTCCATCCAAAGACCAGGCCAATTGACCGCGGCACAACGGGACAGCTTCTCCGCGAAGAATCGGGACGCGATCCGCATCGTTGGCGAGGAGAATCAAATCAACCCAGGCGTGAGCTTGGTCGAAAGGCTTCTGTAGCCATAGTTCATGGTGAGCCAGCGCCTTGACCAGTCGTATGTGGCCGTTCATAACGACATCCTCACCGAGAGTCTTACCATGAGTTGACTCGATTCCAGTTTCCAATCCCACAGCCGATGTTGGCGGTCCATCAGACCCAGTTCTGTCCAAGCCCAACCCTGTTCGATCAACCGCACCAGTGCCACCCAGCGAATGCGCCTCCACCCATCTCCATCTGTTCCACAAGGAACAACTGTCCCATTTTTGTCCCAACCCAGCATCGCCAGCTCGGTGCTCGTCAAGAACGGGACGATCCTTGGGCGGGTTCGGTGGCCGTGTTGCGGACGACCGGCCAGCACTTCGTGCAAGTGTGCCCGCCCGACGCCGGCTTTTTTTGCCAAACCAGCAATAGTTTCACCGCGTTGATGCAATAGGAAAGTGAGTTCTCTCATATTTGCTTCCTGGGGACTTGGCTGGCCACATAGACCCATTGACCAGCCACCCCGTATGGACGGAGGTGACCTGGCGGAATTAACTGCCGCGGCCGGAATGCGGGGTGCAGATGGGATTTCACCCAGACGCGCACCAAATGGGCTGGATCGGGCTTCTCTCCGTAGGGATAACATTCGATGATCCTGGTATTGAGAATGTGCGGAGCACACTTGAAGACCACCAGCGCGGTTTTTAAGGGCTCGCGCTGCTCACTGGTGGGGCCGCGCTGCGGTTTTTCCGATGGGGATGCGGTAAGGACACCATCAGCCGTTTTTTGCGGCAGCGCAAGCGCTAGGACGAGTTTACGGACGCCCCCGGGCGACCACATACAAGTCTTCCCTCCAATCCAATCTTCGTCCTTCAGCAAATGTTGATCGCGCAAGTTCCGAATCGCCGACATGGGAATGCCCAGTTGTTTTGCCAATGACCTCTGGGGTATATCGAAGTCCTCCCCTTTCATAAAATTCACTGCGCGGGTGGACCCATCGACTCACCCGGCGCCGTCGGTTTGAAGTCCCCCCCCCCCCCGCCCTCGGTCGCCACGGGCACGGATCCAGCCGGACCGACCCGGACCGCGCCACCGGGCGACGGGTCCACGGACACCTGACTGGTATCCGTGAGTGCATCATAGATGGTGGTGGGTTGAGGCTCAACATGTTGCGATGCCACATCAGTTGACTCACACTCAACTGTCTGCGCTTGCGACTCGACCTCGATGGCCGGCGCGGACCACCATCCGGCCACCTGCTCGGGCCGTACGTCCGCTCCTTTTGTGGCCGTGATGCTCGTCGGCAAACCGGTCGAGAGGGCAGCTTTGTCGTACAGGATGCCGGCCGCGACGGCGGCCTGGGCACCGGACATGGAGTCCAGGCATTGACCCACGCGCTGCACGCATTTCGCTGCAGTCCGCATACAGTCGGCAGCGAACCTTTCTTTCGACCCGGCTACTTCGCTGGCCCAGCGCTCCCGCACGACTCGCACCGTGTGCGGGCTCAAGTTCAACTCCGCCGCGATTGATTCGACACCTCGACCGAGGCCGAGAAATCCTACGACTGCTCGCAGCAACGCGCGCTGCTTCGCTACTTGGGCTCCCGTAAACCGCTTCTCGCGTTCGGGCTCGGATAACCCAATCCAGTAGTCTTCTGGCAACGCACCGAACAGATCCGGGGTCTCCGCTGGCAGCTCAGCGACCATTGATCTTCCTCCTCAGTTCTCCTGGGGTCCGCGCAGCGACCGGCTGCGCTCGCACCACTGGACACTGGTCCTGAAACAAAAAAAGCGCGCGGCTGGAGATCCTCAGATCCGACCCACACAGCAAGATGCAAAAATCGGCGCCCGATCCAAACCTGCCCTCCCGGATCCACTGGCGGATGGTAGACTCTCCGACCGCGAACATCGCTGCTACCTGGGCCACCGACCACCACAATTGCGGTATCCTCGGCTCCACAAGCACCTAAGCGTCAGTGAGACAGTCACCTCTGACATACCGCTCACCCCAACGGCCGGTCACGTCCGGGCAGGCGGGCTTGAGCAACCCCAAACGGCATAGCGTTTGGATGTCGAAGTTTAGTTCGAGTCCCTCGATGAGTTCACGACTCAGCGAATCCAATCGACTGAACCACCGGAGCAGCTTCACCCCATCCTCAATCAAATCGCCTGGCACATCCGACTTGCGGCCGGGGCCATCCGTGGCCACCAGCCGCAAGCCAGTGCCTGCACAAGAAGACTCAAGCGCGCGGATCGGGGAATCCGCTGGGAGGTCGGCTGTGGATACCGATGCGCTTGAGTCGGGGAGAGGAGTCACGACCACCTCCGCAATGATCGTCCCATGACCAGGAGGCGTCCGAGTCGATGCGTGCGACGGTTGACAGGTTCACGGGCTGCAGCGCAGAGCGCGCAACACCACACAACCGCGACGCACAACCAGCTTGATAAAAACAGCCAGGTGATGGTTTTCATGTTTGCTGATCTCCGTTCTGCTCCAAATATCGCACCACTGCGCAGCGGGCGACCTCTGAGGGTTTGCGGTGCGTGCGCCGGGCGTCCCTGAGCAACATCTGATGCAGGAGTCTCGGGACCCGTATCCGCAATGTCTCGGTGAACTTGAACCTGTTTTCCGTGCTTTTCGTGCTCATTGCGTCATGCGTGCGTTGTGCCACACTGTGTCTATCGGCGTCAACAACTATTTTCTTGACCCGAAATATTTGTTGTAGCACGTTGTGCTACATGAAAGAGCCGAAAAGCGAGACGCTGCGGTTCCGCTGCGGCGAAACCTTAGCAAACCAGGTCCGCGCCGTCGCCCGCGCCCAACGACGCGATGTCCCCCAGATGCTGCGAATCATTCTCGAAGATTGGGCTGCCGCTCAGCAGTGCGCTGATAGTGCGCTCCGCGAAGATCCGGTCAGATACACCCCACCACGCAATCGGAATAAACGGGACTCCACCACGTGAGCAGCCCCGCTTGTACCTGTCGGCGGAACGCAAAGCGCGGCGGTTGGCCCAAGGGCCGGCCGCGAAAGGTCCAACCATGAACATATTCATTCGATACCGTGATAGCGGAGAGTATTATGGCCGGTACACCGACCCGCAGACGGGCAAGCGCCACACGATCAATCTCTGCACGAAGGACGCGCGCCAGGCACGTTCAGACTTGCGTGGCCGGGTGGACGCGCTCAAGCGGGGACTGTTCCAGGTCATCGACCAACGGCGCGAGGGGCCGGCGGCGACACTGGCGGAGTTGTTCGCGCGCTATAGGGAGCGCGCCGCATGTCAGCCATCGACAGCGCGGCACAATGTGCACGCCGTGGGATTGCTGCTTTGGCACGCCGGCCACCCAACTGCGGAAAGCCAGCCGTCGAGCGTGCTCACGCGCGACCTGGTGCGGACCTGCCAGGCCAACATCCTCGGCGCGGCTGGAGCAGGTCCAGAGGTGCGCCGCCGGGCAAGCGTCACAGCGAATAGTCTGCGCCGCCAAGCCCGCAGCCTCTTCACGCCGGCCCTCTTGGACGACTATGCCGCAGCCAAACTGCATTTGCCAACGGTGGCGGACTTCATGCGGGCGCCAGCGCTGCCCGTGGCTGCGGCCAGCTATTCGTTGCCTCCGGCTGAACTGATTGCCAGGCTGCGCGAGGCGGCGCCCCATTTGCGCGCGACCGATCCGAACGGATACCGGATTTATCTCTTGGCCGCGGGCGTCGGGCTGCGAAAGGCCGAGATCGCGTTTGCCCGGTGGGATTGGATCCAGACCGTAGATGGCCGGCCCGTACTGGCCGTCCAGGACAACGAGGAATTTAGGACCAAGAGCGCGCGGCCTCGAGTGGTGCCGCTCGATCTGCTTGGCGCCGGCCAGCCGTTCCAGTCACTTCAGGAGCTGCGCATTGCGCGCCTGGGCGCCGGGGTGGACTACATCCTCGACGGCCACATGACCGAGCGCAACGACTGGTCGTTTCGCAGGTTTAGCGCATGGTTGCAGAAACTGGGCTGGACCCGACACAAGCAAGCGCATGAATTGCGCAAGCTGTTCGGCTCCTATCTTTGTCAGTCGGCCGGGCTCAGTGTGGCGCAGGATCTCCTTGGCCACGCCCAAGTAAGCACCACGAAAGCCTACTACGTCGGCCAGGTCAGACTACCGACGGCTGCGATCCCACTCTGAACTATTTACCGACCACACACGCCGCCAGGAAAACCTGGCGGCGTTCTCATTTACGGATACCAGTCCAGTGGCCAGTCAACGCCGTTTCGTGGGCCGCCAACCGTGCTTGTAGGCTTGGGCGACGCGCTCGAAATTCTTTCGTTTCGTCGCGCTGCCGAATTTCACAATGCGGCCGCTACTCATCTTGAGTCGGTTGCCAGTCAGTTTCATAGGTTCATTCGGTCGATTACCGGGGAAGTTCTTTCCGTTCGAGTTCCTTGCGCAGAATCAGCAACTTTTCCTCGCGCGATTGCGCAGATCCCAGACGATGCAGAACGCCCGAAGAACTTTCGATTAGGATTCGCGGCAGGCTATCGTAGAGGTAGCTCTGAGCGTAGGGATCACGCAACAGAACCTTTTCCGAATCGGTGAACGGTTCAGAGCCGACGAGTTTCCGCATGACTTCCTGGACGCCCAAACGAATCCGTGCCCGTTGCCGGATCAGATCCTGGGTCTCGCGCCGGTTGGCATCGACTAGGCCGCGGTCACTGACTTTAATCCAGCGTCCGATGGCGTTGTTTACGATCGGCAACCGCAAAAACTTCGCAACGTCACCCGCCGGGGGAGTGTCGAGTTGTTCATTCTGGAAACGATGGAACAACGAACCGCCCAGTTCGTTCCAGGTCCATTTCGCGAGATCGCGGGTGGCCTGCCAGCCACCGGCTTCGGCTTGGGTGTCGGTCAAGATGTTCTTGCCCCGGTAGGGATCGTAGGGATTTTGGCCGTACACTTGCCAGTTCGCCCAGGCAGCGGCCACGCCGAGCATGGCGTTTGGACTTGGCACCTGGCCGCCCATGTAGCTGGTAATTCCTTCTCCCCGCCGGGTGACGGCCTGAGTGAGGAGGCCATGGAGTATCCGGGCCGGCTCAGGTAGGGGCAAACGCAGATAGGCGATCCGTTCCTGGTCGTCATCGGTCCAACCCAGCGGGATGTTCAGATAATTCGCCAGATCATAATCTGAGATGCTGGCGTATTGTTTCTGAAGACCGGGACCCATCCAACCGATGCTGGCAGCCGCCTGGATCATACTGGGCGCCGCGATCAGACCGCTGACCTTGGCCCCGAAACTCCACGGATTTTCTTGCGCGGCGTGGAAGGTGGATCGAATGGCTTCTTTCCACGGGTTATAGAACATGGCGAACAGGTCCACGGCAGCATTGCTTGCTCCACGTTCCAGGAAGTTGGGCGAGCCAGCCCGTTCTCGAACAACCTGCGCCTTCTTCCACTCGGGCATGTTTGGAAATGCACGGTCGAGATAAAGCATCCCAGCGATCTTGTTCACGCGCTCGAGAATCTGGCCCACTTCACGGTAGCCATTCCAGGCCCGGACCAACAGATTCACTTTGCCCAGTTCCCGGTTCCACTGCGCTGGGTTGGCACCGTAACTTGCCACCTTCAGGTCGTACTCGTTATCCACGTTGGACCACACCCCACGCGGATCGGCTCGGCTGATCGCCATGCGGCGCGCCAAGAAAGCATCGGCGTGCGGGTTGGCCCGGGCGCCGCGCACGCTGTCTCGGGCGGCGGCGATGGCTTTGGGCAACGCGCGCGCCCAGCCGATCGGAGCGGCAAGGCCGGGCATGTTGAGCCAGAAAGCGCCGGTATCACGCAGGAAATTGACTGGCCAGAACCCGTAATTGAGTTGGGTGAATCCCGCCTTGAGCCAATTCACCGCGCTGACGACGCCCGCGAACAATCGGTTCTCGATCGGGTTGCCGTACTCGAGCGCGTCCGCGATGACCTTGCGCACGTAGTAGGCTTTGGGTTTGCCGTCCTCCATGTAAACGATCGTGCCGACGCGATCGGTATCTTTGATGACCCACTCATTGCGCCGACCGGTCCAGTGCCGTTGCGCCAGTTGAATCTCGGCGCCTGAAAAGGGAACCGCTCCTTGGCGCGAGAGCAGCAATTGCACGGTTTCGCGCTTGGCGATATTGCGATGGGCAGCGGTGATGAGCGACAGCGCCTTCAACACCGTGGCCGTGGCGGGTTGTTTGATTTCGCCCAGGTTGCCGACCTGCCGATAGATCCGGGGACCGATTCCCGCGCCAAACGAAGCGTCCAGCAACCGTTCGATCGGCGAGGCGCCTGGCTCGCGCAGGGCCTGAAATGTGGCGTACCACACATTGTTGTCGATGACGTTCTGCTGTTCGGGGGTGAACATGCGCGCTTCATGCAACTGTCGCAGGACGATCGTTTCGTACGTGGCGCGGAACGCCTTGGCTGCTCCATCCAGGGCGGTCCATCGTTGCGGACCCAATTGCTCGCGCATTTGGTTGAGTCGTTCGAGGCTGTTCTTGGGTGTCCAGCCGCCGGGATTGGCAATGTTCAGCCGTTCCTGGCTGACGCGCTGGTGAAAGAGCAATTCGCCCAGATCGTTCCAATCCAGGTTCGACCGCACGAGGGGACCGCCCACGAGCCGGTTCATGGTGGCTACAAACCGTTCGTGTTCACTGGCGCGATAAGTGAAATTGCCCAAGGCAGCCCGCACGCGGCCTTCACGCACGCTGCCCTTGGCGATGCGATAGATCGGCCCCAGACGCCGATCGACGTGGTAAGTGATATTGTCGAGGAAATCGCGCGCATTCTGTTTGAACTGTTGGCGTAGTCGGGCCATGCTCCGGGTGTTGTCCTGGTTCCAACTCTCCCGGAGATCACGCACGCGCCGGTCCATGATCGTGCCGGCTTTGACCTGTTCCTGAAACCCGTCGTAGAGCGCCCGGAACTCCGGTTTTCGATCCATGTAATTGAAGAACAACCGGTAGTAGCTGGGGGCGCGCTGAGCCACAGCAGCCGGGTTGTTCATCAGCACGCTGAATGCTTCGGCGTACATCTCAGCAGGAGCCTTGAAGTAGTCCTCCATTTTCTCCGTGCCGCGCCACCAGGCGATCATCGGGGCCAACTCGGCTTTGATTTCCTTCAGGTCAGCTAGGTTGCGCTTTTCCAGTTCAGCTCGGAACAGAACACGGAACCGAGCGGCAATTTCCTCGGGAGTCGGTTCGCGTCCGACTTTCTTACGGATGGTTTTCTCGACCATCTTGCTGCCGATCTTCTCGGTTTTGCCTAACGCAGCCAGCCGTTCATCCAAGAGACCGCGCATGGCTTTGCGCAGCACATCGGCTTTGACAGCATCGCTCTGGCTGGCGAACCAGTTGTACAGCTCGGGCAACTTCTCGCGGGCATCTATGCCCAGGAGATTCTTCACATCCGCCGGGGTGATTCCGGTAATGCGCAGTTCAGGTTCCTCGACCAGGATCTTCTCGACAATCTCCTCGATCGGCCCCAACTCCTCGCGCATTTGCGCTTGGGCCTTGGCTCGCAGCGCGTCCACCTCCTCGGTGGTGAGCTTGAGCCCAGCCGGCCGATTGGGATCCAACGGCAGGACCGATTCCAGGTATTTCTTGAGACTGGCAATGTGGCCGAAGATGTTGCCGCGTCCTCTCAGGAACTTATCAGGCAACCAGCCTACGACGTGCCCGATTTCGTGCCAGATGGTTTTCATGGCCTCGATCGGGTTACGGTTGCGGGCGGCCATGCTGGCTTCGCGCAGCAGATGTTCGTATCGTTCCTGAACCAGGTGCTCTCTCACATCTCCGGGTCCAGCCGATTGTCGAGCCCAGTCAACGGCTTCTTCGTGCAACGCGCGCTTTTCGTCCTTGGTCAGCAATTCAAAGAGGTCACGGCGCAACTCGATTCGGCCTTTGGCACCCGGCCCCTCATTGAAATGGAACACGCCCAAGGCGCGCACGCCCAAGGCGCGCAGGCGATCCTTCAGTTTGGGCACAGCGCCCAACATGGATTTGAGCAGGCTAACGGCTTCGGGCAGTTCAAGAGGCACGGCGTCGAATAGGCTGAACGCCGGGTTATCGGCTACGGGCGGCGTGATGCCGAGTTCGCCCCCACCGGTCGCTGCGTAATCGGGCGAGGCCGCACTGCCCCCTGTGCTGGTCGTGGCACTGCTCGGCTCGGCTCCAAGCAGCGCGGTGTCTACTGCCGCAGCCGGAATCGGGGTGGGCTCAGCAGCCGGCGGCGCGCTGGCGGGTTTTGCCTTCGCTGGTCTTCCAGCCACTCCGGCTTTGCGGGCCGGCGCCTGTGGTTCAGCCTGGCCAGGCAGAGCAGGAGTTTGACCACCGGGCGGCGTAATGTCCACCTCGGCCGCCCAGGGAGTTTGCCCTATGACAACCGGTTCGCCGCCCCGCGCCGGAGCACTTTCGGTCACGGGACGGCCACCAGCTCGTGCCAGACTATCCACGGCTTGCTGGTATTCCGGGGAACGTGTCCAACCCTCGAACCGGGTGCCGCCAGCTTTCAGAGCCGCTTCCAGCGCTTGGACCTCGGGCGTCGCCAGAGCCCGACTGATTTCTGTCCGCAACCCGGGACTGCCTGCTTTCGCTGACCCGGCCGTAATGATCCCGGCGCTGACCAGCAGATTTGCCCGACCGGCCCACTTCTGATCAAGCGTGCCGTTTACTTCCAGTTCACCTTGTTGCCGAACCTGTTCGGGTAATTTGCCGGCCATGTCGATGGCAAACCCCAAGCCAATCAGCCGATGGGCGATTGGACCACCGGCCAGCCCAACCCCGGCAGTCGCACCGCCGAACGGAGTTTCCATGAATTCCACCAGCCCCTTCGCTGTGTTGAGCAACTGCGCTGTGGCGGCTGACTGCTCATCGCTCAACTTGAGGTCTTCGGTTTTCCAACCGCCAGGGGGCGGTGCCCCGGATGGTTGCGGTCGAAACCATTGCTGGATCTCTTTCCCGGTGAACGTGTGCAACGGCACGAACGGGCTAAACAATCGCTCCTCGACAGTCGGTTCACCGGCTTGCATGGCGGCCATGTGCGCCCGGATTTCCGGCGGCAAAGGGGTCTCGCCGCGGCCCACTTGAAGTTCGGCTTGAAGGTCCAGGAACGATTGCACTTCATCTTGTCGGGGCGTGGTGCCCTGGCCGATCCATGCACCAGCCCAGCGCGCGATGTGCTTCGTTATGTGCGCCTGGACCGGTGGACGTTCACCCATCCATTCCGGGCTAGGTGCCAGCCAAGGCTGCGGCGCGCCTAGAGTGGATTCTGCCTTGCCCATGGTTTCCGCGCCGCGCCGGTTCCGCGCACCCAGTTCCTCGGCCGTGCGGGCGGGTTGTTCCCAGCCAGGCGGCCCGGCCAACATCCCTTCGTATTTGGCCGCCGGCAGCGGATACCACCGCACCGACTTCGGCTGCCCTTGGGGTAGCGCCGGGGTTTGCCTGGGCGCGGGCGCGGTTTCCACCGCGGATCGAGCCGGTTCCGTATCGGTCTCGATCAGTGGTTGACCCGGCTCATCTGGGGCCGACCGTGGGGGTTCCGTCTCGGGATACCATTGAACGGATTCCGGTTTGCCTTCGGGCGGGTTAATCTCCCATTGCTGGGTCGGTTCGGCCGGCGTGTAGACCGGGATGACTCGGTTTGAACCCGTTGGTTGAAATGTTTCCGGGGAGAACTCCGGCACCTGCAGTTCGAGCGTGCGCCGGTAACGCGGCGGTCTAGCCGCAAGTGCGGCCAACAACCGAGGCTCCTCGATGTTTCCGGTGCGGCCCATTAAAGTTTGCGAATCGGAACAATCTGACCGTCAACCCTCATCTCGATTTCCCATTCCTCATCGCCATATTTGGCCGTGCCACGTTGTCCAGGGACTATCGTGTCAGGGCCTGATTTCGACTCCTGCGCTGGTTTGGCGGTTATTTTTTTTTTTACTGCGTCCTTAACTCCTTCTCCGGCGAACTTCTCCGCGAGTATCGCGCCAACGTACTTGTCAACCATCGACTCTTGCTTCTCGGACAGTGGATGCCATGGCCCATGTTCCTGCGTCTGGTAGTACTTCCTGCCTTCGATGTCCATCTGCCGGGGTGTCTCCAAAAATTTCAACTCCGGTTTGAACGGTTGCGCCGAGTTTTGACTGGTGGGAATCATCTTCTGACCGCCTACGTCGTATGTCTGGTCCGGCGCCAGGTTCCAGCCGGTGCGTTGCGGGTGCATTCGGCTAAAGGCATTGAGCAAGCTATCTGCTTGCGGGCTACCGAGAGCCTCTGGCGCCACGCTGGTTGCATAAGCGGCCCTGCCTTCGGGTGTCTGCCGTTGGGCCAATGCTTCGGGGTTTAGCACCCGAGGCGGTTCTTCCCAATACGCTCGATTGAACTTGCTGAGATTCGACCGGTCGGACGTTTCCTGCGCCATCCGATTGCCATAATACTGGTTGCGCGACAACGCTTCCATCATCTGGGCTTGGTGCAATTGCTGTTGCTGTTGCCGTTCGGCGAACACCTCTTGTAAGCGCATCCGGTCCAGCAACCCCCGCTTTTGGCCGAGGCTCATGGTTTTGAGCTGGTCGCGGTTCACTCCGTATTGGGATTCGTTGATTGTAGACAACGCATCCGATACCTTCCCCATCTGTTTCATCCGCTCATCCGCCATGTTCTCGCCGCCGGGTTCATTCGGGTCTTGCCATCCGCCGCCTTTGGACAATGCCTGCAGCGGATTGAATTCCGCGCCGCCAGGCCGGCCCGAGCCGCCCAGGATCATGTCCATGCGATCCGATTCCATTTGCTGCGCCTTCTTGGCTTCCCCTTGCTGGCTGAAGAAGTTGAGCAGGGCCATCCCGATTGCCCGGCCGCCTCCTCTATTCTGAGGAACCTGATAGGATGTGCTTG